AAATCAAAAAAAATTGAACAAGGAATTATTAAACCACTTAGACAAAGGATAAAAGATTTGGAAGAAATAAATAATTATCATCAAAAAGAAAATGGCAATTTAAGAAATCAATTAGGTGAGAAACAAAAAACAATTGAGGAGCTTTTAGAAAAAATAAATAACCCACTAAAGAAAATGAGAGAGGATGGAATAATATGAAACAAGCAGCATTATCAAAAGCAATAACAGAATTTAGAAATCAAATTGATAATTCTGATTATGCAAATTTAGGAGCTAAAGGAAAATATTTAACTGTACCTTATAGAATAAAATTTATTAGAGAACATTTTGGAGAAAGAATTTTAATACAAACAGAAAGCCATGAGTGTTCTGACAATATGTTTAGATTTAAAGCAAACATATATCTTGATGGTCAACTCATTTCTGTTGGAGAGTCAAAACAAAATATTAAAAAAGATAAGGAATTTGAAAAACAACAAACTGTTGCAATAGGTAGAGGACTTAGTTTTGCAGGATTCTTTGGAGACGAAATAGCAACCGCAGAAGAAATGGAACAATTTTTAAAACCTTCAAAACAACCTGCAAAGCCAGAAGTAAAAGCTGAAACCGCAATTGACGTAAGTGCTTTTGCTGATGAATGGATTAATAAAATGGCTATGCAATCAAAAAATTCTGTCTCTCAAAAAACTTATGAAGAAGGTATGTTGCGTTTAAGAGAAGAATATCACAAAGAATTACATCATATTTCAAATGATCTCATGCTCCAAAATAAGATTGATGAAGCTGAGAGCAGATTTAAACAACAAATAAATGAAAGGAAAGCTAATGGCGGACTATAATAACAGAGGGAGTTTGTGGAAAAGACAATCTAAACCAGATGATAACCCAGAAAAAAAATTTCCACAATACACAGGTAATTTTACAGATGCAAACGGAACTGTAAAAAATGTTGCTATGTGGATTAACACTAACAAAGAGAAGGACACACAGCCTGATATTAGTTTTACAGTATCAGATAAATTAGAGAAAAAATAATGAAAGAACAAGTAAACCCTGATTATTATAAAAATAAAAATATTGAGACTTATGAAGCTATTAAGTCTCAACTAACACCAGAAGAAATTATTGGTGGTCATAGGTGGATGATTTTAAAATATGTTATGAGAATGGGTGATAAGCATGGCGGATCACTTCAGGCTTGTAAAATGGATATATCAAAGGCTCATTGGTATATTGAAAAACTCATTCAATATTTTTCAGATTTAGAAAGTCAGGGTTACGAAATCAAACAAGCTGACAATGTTGCAGATTTATTTAAGGACAAACAATGAAAAATGGTAATGGACATAAAATATATTTTTCTGAAAAAAAATTTAAAGTTTTAATTTTTATCAGGGATTTTATAAAAAAATATGATTATAGCCCAACTCTATCTGAACTGGCAAAACATTTTGGCTACAGTAGAGCAAGAGCAGGAGCTATTGTAAGAGACTTGTATAAAATGGGTTTGATATACAAGGGAGAAAGCAATCATAGAAGAATAAGAATGACAACAAATCAATTAAAATCTGTAAAAGATTTAAAATTTAACAGGGAGTTTCAAGCTCATGCCTAAAGTAGAAAAAGAAAGCTATTTTGAAGTGCTATGCAAAGCACAAGAAGAATTTGATAATGTAGAAGAAGCTACGCAATCAAATAGACCAAGCGAAAATGCTGAAGTCAAAGTCTTAAATGTCAATATTACTGACACTAAGATTAAATTAAAAAAGGAGCAACAAGAAGCGGATGTTGAGCAACAGCAAAAGTCTCAAGTATGACAAAATGAAAGAGCTTTTTGAGAAAATTTATGCAGGTAAGGACACTAGACAATGTCTTTGCAGATTAAGGCATAAAAAAAAGTTTGATCAATTGTATAGAGAAGTTGTCAGAATTGAGAACAAAGAAGCTAGATTTTTGTATGGTTAGGTAAACCATAACTAAAAGTTGTAAAAAACTATAGGCTACTTGTCTGCCCAAACTAAGGAGAGAGAGTGAGAACAATATTATCAACATTTAAAAGTGCTATGAAAGCTCCTCAATATCAAAATCTTAGTAGTCAACAATTAAAAATATATGAGTCAGGTTTTAGAAATGGATTTAAACTTGCTAACTCAGAATTTGACAAAAAAACTAAAGAATTAAAAACAATTATAAAACAATTAAAAAAACCAACAATTGATATTAATAAAATAAATTTAAAAAAATATGCTACCCCTAATGACATGCAAAAAGTTATTAAATGGATAAGTAAAATATTTGAAGTAGATCAAAACACAATTTTGAATAAATCAAGATATGTTGATAATATTAAATTAAGATCACTTGCTATAAATATTATTTATGAAAATTTTGATGTAAGCACACCTGCACTTGGTAGATTTTTTAGCATGGATCACACAAGCATATTACATCATATAAACAATAGAATTAATTTTAAGAGCTGTTGGAAAGTTAATTCTATTCTATGGAAATATTATAATGAATTTACATTATAAATTAAGGAGGAAAAACAATGAGTCAATTATATGAACTATCAAATCGTTTAGATGAAGATGTTGAGTGCATGGAAATTGAGGGATCAGTAACTATAAAATGTGGTGATAAATCTGATAAACTTTCATTTAAATCAACTTATGAAAATGGTTTTTTAGGAACATCAAAAAAAGATTTTTTTTGGAAAAATGGAAAAAGACCAGAAAATTTTGAAATGGTTTTTGTTGAGTTTGGTGATGCTTTATTAAAAATGCAAGGAGATTACATGGTAAATTATGATATTAGACCAGAAAATTTAAAAACAAAAGATGAATAGATTTACAGAATTATTAGGTTTAAGTTGGAACACCTGATAATCATTCATTAATGCTCTAAGGAATGAAATAAAGTTTCCAACAATCTTGATGTAATGATGATGATGACAACTGGGGGGTTTATACCCCCCTTTGTCTTAATTCCAAGTAATATTTTCTGAAAATTCTTTTTGTTTAATATTATGCTCAAAAGGAGCTATATAAGTTTTATTTACAAAATTAATATCTTTATCACCTATATAATGTGCCAATTCTAAAGCATTGTTAAACTTACCAAATGCTGCAAAGTAAGTCGTTCTATAATGCCTAAATGCGTATGATTTTCTTGCAATTGGAAAATCTTGATACTCAGGTCGCATTTTTTTAAATGCCTTGTTTATGGCTCTTATAATGCGTTCTACGCATACATATTTAGACTTACTATTAAGAAATAGCTTATCTTGTAGGTCTGGCAAGGAATTGACATGATCTAGTATGTGGTCTTTCAAAGATGCTGATATTTCAACAATTCTTTCACCTTGATCTGTCTTAGTTTCTCCAAGCTTTTTATGTCTTTTGACAGCTTTGTTTATATTTATCTGCAAATTATTAGACTTTAGAAATAATAAATCTGATCTTTCTAAGGCTCTTATTTCACTAGGTCTAGCAGCAGTTTCAAGCAAAAGCATACATATCAGCTTATCTATAGGATTGTTGATTTTATAGATAAGTTCTTGCATGACCTCAAAAGTCCAATGGCCAAAATCTATTTTTTTTCTTTTTTTATTAGAAGTAAAAATATCTGTAAGATAATTAATATCTTTTGTAATGTTGTAATCTAATTTACCCTTGTCTGCTGAATAAGAGATTATGTTTTTAAAATGATTAAATATCTTAATTATTGTTTTACCATCTAATTGTTTAGTTTTTAGGCTATCAACAAAATCAATAACAGTTTGTTTTTCAATTAATCTTACATCTTTGTTCTTAAAGAATGGGTAAATATGACATTTGTAAAAGCTATTATAATCTTCAATTGTGCTTTCGCTAGTCTTGCCGATATTTCTTTTGTAATTTAAATGAGAATTGACAAAGAAGTCTTTAGCTTCATCAAGAGTAATCTCTTTGCTGTGAGTCTTGACAAAACCCTTATCTTTGAATTTTTTCTCAATCTTCTCATTGAGCAAAGATTTATTTGGTGCTTGTAAAAAGGCTTTAGATCCGTCAGGTTTTTTGTATTCAAACCTTGCAATCTTTTTACCTTTTTTATTAGTCGTAAAATGTATGTTATAATTGATCATATTCTCTCCATTAACTTTGTTATCATTTGGTTATACCATTGTTATCATCTATTGCAACTAATCAATTGACATAACTATGCAGAAAATATGAAAAAAAAACTATGTAAAAACTATGGAAAAATTATAAAGTTTGAATTTTTAGCCATAATTTAGGCACAAAAAAAGTGGCTCTTATACTAAAATTAGTATAAAAGCCTATATATTTTACTATGCCCTTGTAGCTCAGTTGGTAGAGCAATTGATTTGTAATCAATAACTTGCCACAATCTGAACTAATTTTACTGCT